CTCATTGCCCGATCCGTCGTAAAGCTCCTGCCAGGTCGTTCCGCCGTCCGGACTGACCTGAAACGTCAGGACGGCCGCGGTCCAGGTCGCCGGCATCGAGATGCCGACCAGGGTCAGCGCACCGAGAGCAACCGGCCCGGATAACGACGTGCCCGCGGCGATCGTCGCAGGGTAGAGGGTAATCGCTGCTGACAGCATGGCTTACACCCGATCGGTTGCAGCCTGGATCATGTCCACTTGCAGCGTGCCGACACCGGTCCCCGACGCCTTGTAGACCGACGTGTAGGGTTGCAGCACTACGCTCGCGCCTGTCGCCGCGAACTGAAACTGCCCGGTCGTGGAGGTCTCGACGCCGTCGATGAAAAACCGGATGTTCGTCACACTGGAAGCGTCGATGCGAAACACATGGAAGGCACCGGCAACCAGGGTCACGCCGGATGTTGCCGACGTGGTGGTCGTTCCGTCATAGGTCTGCATGTTGACCTGACCGCTCGCCGACGCCTGGAACCGCACGTACGCGGCCGAGTTGTCCGGCCCGTCGATCCAGGCCGCTTGCAGCCCAAACACCATTTCCACCAAGTTTGTCGGCAGTGTGGCGAACGCAGCCCGCGTCTCGAAGCTCAGGTTCTTCGTAACGTCCCAATTTCGCTGGTCGTTGGCGTAGAGCGTCGCCTCCTGCTTTTCCGCCGTCGCATCGAGCGCCAGCGCCACGATCCCTGCGGCGCTGTTGGCGATCACCGCGACCGAAGGCGAGCCGGCCGTCTTGACCAGCTTCTGCACCCAGGGATAGCCCGTCGCCGGCGAACCGGACGCCGGGATCGAGGCATGACCTGCGCCGAGAAAGTCCTCGTCCAGCAAACAGGGCTGGAACCGCGCGACGGTTTCCTGGGTCGCCAGATCGTAGAACGTGCGAAGATGGCCGGTGCCGTCGTTTAGCGATTTGACTTGCGTGGTCATGCTCGCTCTCCCTCAGACCAGGGTCGAAGGCGCCGACGCACTCTGGTAACTTTCGTAGAGGAACAGCGCCGCCTCGGTGATGTTCGCGGCGTTCGACGCGCTGGTCTGCACCGCGATGGTGTGGAACCCGTTGACCAGATCGAGGCACGCCTCGGGCAGGATCTCGAAGACGACGATCTTGTCCGCCACGGTAACCGAAGTCTGGAAGGTCGCGCCGGGGATCTGCGCCGCGAGCGCGTCGCTGGTGGCGGTCGCCGCGCAAAGCCAGGTCGGCAGCACGTTCACCGCCTTCGCACCGGTGCCGTTCACATCCTGACCTTGCAGAATCGAAAGGGTCACCTGCGCCGCATTGCCCTGGTTCACATGCACGACAATCCAGGCTTTGAGTGCGTTCGCGAGGTCGCGGTATGAACTGGTTCGACCGCCTCCGTCTGCCGCAGGCGGCAGCAGGCAAACCGGCGGAAATTGATACGGCATAGAAATTTGGCGTGCCATCGAAAGCTCCTGGACCGCCCCCCAAAGCGGCATGAAAAAGCTGCGCGCGGACCTTGGGCCCGCGCGGCGGTGGGGAGCCGCAGCTCTTGAAAATCAGCGGTTAGCGAGACGCCAGCGCGATGAACGGGCTCTTGGTGTTGACGCCCTTGAACGGGGTCAGCGGCACCGACCACATCGGCTTGCCATCCACGCGGTAGGTGATGCGGAACACCATCTCGTCGGTCAGAAACGCGACGTGCATGCTGGTCGCTGCCTGCACGCCATTCTTGTCCACCAGCATGTACTGGCTGAGGTCCGCCAGCGTGATGTCGCCAGTGGTGCCAACGGTCGAGTTGTATTCCGTCCACACCACCTCGCGGCCGTAGAGGGTCGAGAATGGCGTGGCGGACAGACCGCCCGGTGGCAGATAGACGAGCTGGCCGCCGGTGCCGACCGCCTGGTTCATCGCCATAAGCTGCGGCAGGCAATCCTGGTTGATGAACCACACCGCGTTCTTCGCCGACCGCGCCCAGAGGCGCGCCCACATCTGGTCGATGTTTTCCTTGACGATGGTCGCCGCGGCCTGCCCGGTCACCTTGGGTATCGTAATCAGGCAGGGGCTTTTCATATATCCGAACGGCATGCCCGCGCCGGTGCCCTCCACGATGGCGTCCTCGGTCATGAACATGACTTCTTCCGAGAACGCCTGCGCAGCGATCGAGGTCAGTGCCGTCGAATCCTGCAACAGCTCATCGGTGGTGTACATCACCGACATCAGCTTTTTCAGGTCGAACTCGATGGTGCGGAACTTCGGCTTTGACGGGGCGACCGCCGTCCCTTCCCCTACCCAGTTCGACGCCACGCCACCCCAGCGGCTTCCAGTCGCGCGGCTGGTTTCGTCCACGCCCGGGATTTTGATGCCGTTCGCGTTGGCGCTGATCGGCAGCTTGTTCACGCGACTGAGGATCTCGCCCATGTCGTGCGCGAGCATGAAGATCGAGGCGGCGAAATCGACCTGGACCAAGAAGCCGCCGCCGGTCGGATCGACCTCGCCTGCGCCCGTCGGCGCGCGCACCAGGCGGCGGTCGGTGTCGCTGCCCTTCGAGCTGTAGTGCTTGAAGATCGACTGGAGTTGCTCGCCGAAGGTGCGGTACTGGTCGCCCGCACGCGGCGTGAAATCCAGCCCCTTCCGGGCAAGGCTGAGATAGTCGTCAAAGCCGCGCAGCTTGCCCTGGCGCGGGTCCATGCCGCGGATTTGCGACAGGGTGCGCTGCGACGGGTTGATCTCCATCACATCGTCGCCCGGACCGGCGCCGATCGGCCGGGCCAGCTTGGCGGCGAGTTTCTCCGCCTTGTCCAGCTCGCCGATCGTGCGTTCGAGCTGCGCAACCTCCGCCTCCTTCGCAGCGAAAGCCGCAGTCCCGGCCAGCGGCGCGAGTTCATCCACCGCCGTGCCCAGGGCGCGACGGAGCGACAGCAGTGTGCTCATTGTGTGTTTGGTTCCATCCTGTGGTTGCGTAATTTCCCGATCCCGAGTCAGGTGCCCGCGGGTCGGCTCTGCGCCGGGACAGTTGACAAAACTACGGGTAAACAGTATCTATGATTGGCTTCGAGTGGGACCCGAAGAAAGCCGCCAGCAACCTCACCGATCACAAGGTGAGCTTTGAACAAGCAGCCATCGCCTGCCGTGATCCCTTTGCCGTCGAGTGGATCGACGACCGGGAGGACTACGACGAGGAGCGGCTTACCCTGCTCGGTTTATATGGACGCGAGGTGCTCTACGTGGCTTACACCGAGCGTGGCGACAACATTCGGATCATAATGGCTCGGCGAGCGGAAAAGCATGAGCAACACAGATACTATCGTCAGAATGCACCGTGACGGCACACTGCATCGCGTGATGCCGGACGGAACCGAAGTGCCGATGCCCGATCCCGGCCCGCTTGCTCCGCAGACCGAGGCTGAGATTCATGCGGCGGCGATGCGTGACCCCGACGCCCGACCGATGACGGACGAGGAATTTGCCCGCATGAAGCGGGTGCCACGCGCCAAGACACTGCGGCGCGCGCTCGGACTGACGCAGGAAGAATTCGCGGCACGGTTTCAGATCCCGCTCGGCACGTTGCGCGATTGGGAGCAGGGACGGGCGGAACCGGATCAACCGGCCCGCGCGTATCTCAAGGTCATCGCTTTTGACGCACCGGCCGTACAACGGGCTCTGGCAGCTACACCACCACTGCCGAGCTGATCTTGTGATGATCCAGGGTCAGGCCGGTTTGTGCCTGGCCCGTAGTTCGGCTGCGCGCGCCAGTTGGGCAGTTTTCTCCGGGTTGGCATCAGGGTCAGGGGCGGCGGGCGGATCGGCATCCAGCGCATCGACCACGCCGTCAAGCAGGCTCAGCGCCTTCGCGTGGTGCGTCATCCCCTCGGCCATGTATGCCTTTGCGGTGCGCATGGATTTGTGGGCGAGCCGAATCGCGTCCTCGTGCGCCACCGGCAGGTCGTCATCGCCTGATGTGCCGTCCCCCTTCTGGCGTCCCAAAAGCCGGCGCAGGGACGCCAGCAGCTTGTCGTCGGCCTCCGGCGCCGCCGCGGTGCCACCGTGGACCGAGCATTCGGACGGGTCGCTCAGCCCGCATTCGTCGTCGGCGCTACGCCCGCAGGTGCAGACGGTCGGGTCGTCTTCGCTCGCGCCACCAGCGCGTCGCGCGTTTGAAGGCCGCCCCGAGCTTGCGGATCGAGGGGGCGTGCGTGCTGTCATAGCCGGTTCCTTTGCTGCCCTGCGTAGGCGTTCCAGTTCGCCAAGCGGGAGGCTTGCCCTGCCCTCGCCGTCGAGCGTCCGCTCCGCCCATTCCACCAACGGTCGCGTGTCGATGCCCTTGCGCCGCGCCTCTTGCAGCGCGTTTGGATTGGCCGGCACCGGGCACACGCTGATTTCGAGCAGGCTCTGTTCCAGGAAGTCGATGCCGAACCCACGCTCCGGGTCGTTTTCGACAAAGGCGTAGCGGGTCGGCATGAAGCCGACGCTGACCGCGCGCAGGAACTTGCCGAGCACCAAGCGGTAGATCGTGTCGGCGAACGCATAGGTTTCGGCTGGCGCGAACTCGATGTCGCCCAACAGCCGGTCGCCATCGACCCCGACGTTGCGCGCGCCGCCGATCGGCGGGGCGGAGCTGTCGTGCGCCCAGAGCGCCACGGGATTTGCCAGGAAGTCGCTGATGTCCCAGCCGGCCGCGGCGATCGTGTCGCCCATGCGATCGACGCTGTTGTCCGAGAAGCAAAACCGCAGCGTGCGCTCCGCCCCGTCCACCGGCACCGGCGGGGCGACGTTCACGCGGAAGACGCCGCCGG